AAAATGCCTGACTCATCAACAAGTCTTGCGCTTTTGTCAAATGCCAACAGTGTCATAATCTTCCATCAATAGGGTTAAGTCTATCTCACGACAGTCTTTATGATAATGATTATAGCACGAATGGAAGAATGTCAAATAATTCCTGAATTCTGTATTGAAGCATAATGATGGCTTGTTAAATTTATTGACATCAAAATATTTCAGGTATAGTAATGGGCGTAAGGTGATATATATTATATATAGACCTTATCTATCCATTTATATTGAGGGTTAAAGAGTTTGACTATTAGGAGTAGATTAAACTTTAACCAATCAGCTATAAACTGATACTTGCTGAACATCACATTTGATTTTATCGGGTATCCTGTTACCGTGGACCAGACGTTATATGTATCACCTTTAAAAGAACCCGTTTCTACCAGTACCTGTGAAAGTCTGGAGCTGCGCCCATCAAACAGCAAGATAAATTACTTTCTTCTGGCATACCTCAAACCAGCATTGTGCTTTTTACTCATCAGGCACACATTACGACCTAAAACTTATGGTGGAGTAGACCAGATCCGTATAGATTCCTAGTCATTACGGATAGGCGAATTATATAGCAGATTGTAGAAATAGAAAACCCCTAATAGAGGTGATTCTAAAAGGGGTTTTGGTGAAAGAGCAGTTAACGGGCTGGATTCTTTCGTGGTACAGATTACATTTAATAGGCTAAAAAAGCAACTATTATTTATTAAAAAGGCAGTACAGCTCTATAAACACACTTACAGCCAATCAATTCACCAGGCTGTATGTATTCACCATCAATCAAGCAACCATCAAGCAAATTAAATACAGTGCCAGTTGCATGAATATGTGATTCCCTTGGCTCAAACCTAAATGCGCTACCATGATCCCATACCACTCTAGTAATGCCCAGTTCAGTTAGTCTGACACGCTGTATGGCATTGTTGATCTTATTGCTTTGATCTTTAGCAATCAACTTTCCTCTGGCTAATACTGATTTCTGTAATGCTTCAATTTCATCCTTGATTTCATCAGCACTTTTATTCAGCGTATACCCTCTCAAAATGGTTTCATTTACCTTGTCCTGATATTGGCCAGTTAGGGAGGTGATCAGATTAGAATTCTCCGTGATTAGGGCTTTTATCATTTGTCTTGAAGCTTCAGTCTCAGTAAACTTGACCGATATGCCTGCTTCATCTAAAGCATTCTTTAATGAACGCTCTGCTGATGAGCATAACTTAACGACAAAATATGTCGCATAGTTAAGGATAAATAACCATATCAACCAATCCCACTCCGCTCTCTTTTTCTTTGACTTATCATCAATTGCTTCAAAAGAGTTTGGAGTATTTGTAATGTTTTGAGAAGGATTATTTAGGAAAATACTAGTAAAATCAACGGCATAGTCAGAACACATTTGTAACAATATGTCCTGAAAATTGCTATTGTACTTCGCTACTATTCCCTGATTAGGCTTTATCGGTCTAAGTATTTTCATTTCATCTCGTCAGAATGTTTGCTTTCGCCATGTCCATCATACCGTTCTTCTTTGTTCTTTACGCTCTGAACAGGTTGATCTGACATAGAACCAAGCATTCCCATCTGATCTTGTAGTCTTGGATCTTCAACTTCTTTGGTTAAATCAATACCTTGATAACCTGAGTCAATATTATGAGCTAATTTCTCTCTAACTTCAGCAGGGTCTAATACACCTCTATCAATATAGATAGCTGCTGTATCTGCATCCATCTTACGGATATTGGACAGTTCTTTTTCATCCATTTCCCATAAAGCATTAAAGTTAAATGAAATATCTGGATCAATAAAACCCCATAAATGCAATTGAAGCACTTCCAGCATTTTTTGTAATGGCTTTCTATAGTGAGATTCTAATTGAGAAATAATCCAATCATAGAAAACCCTGACTTCACCCTCAGACGAAGCGTTTAGACCTGACGGACTGATACCCGTATAGATCATGGCTGGAATGCGAGTCACGGAACAGATATGCTCTAATGATTGAGCTTGTAACTCATGTAAACCAGATAACGGAGTATTAACCTGTACCAGTTCTTCACGCTCTTTATCTAACAACATTAATCCTCTGTTAGAACGGTAAGCAGTAAATAGGTCAGCCCTAGCATCAATCTCTGCTCCTGATCCACCTATTAAAGTCTGTGACATATCAGTCGCTAGAGCCGTGATCGAGAAGTTATTGATTAAGTCGGATACCGCTTGTCTAGTACGCAACCAGTTATCAACATAAGCTTCAGCCATCTGTGATAAGGACATTCCACTGAAGTTATATGCTGGTTTCAACATATCAGGTAGTGGGCGAGTCACGATGGTAAGTAGTCTGGACGCATGTGTCTCTCTACCCAACATAAACCATGATTTGGGCTTATAGAAATCCTTATCTTCTGGAGTTAACGCATTATAAGCACTAGGCGTAGTCCACATAGGTTCAATGGACTTAAAATTTATTAATGAACCTTTAGCAATTGTCTTATCACTAATAACCAATGGCAAATGCTTATCATGGTTCTTAATATTGACAAAAATCTGACCTCTACCAAAGAAACCTTCATTTAAAGCAGCTTCATTAACAACTTGTTTAAGATTAAATTGCTCAATAGCATCTTCAAGTTCAGATATGCGTTTATTGGCTTCTACATCTTCATCTGATCTGGACTCTAGTGAAATCCATCCACGGGTTAATTCATTAGCTATCGTAGTTGAGATTTGTCTAAACTCAGCTCTAGTAGTCAATGATGCTAAATACGGATAGCCAGGAAACGTCTGGAAATTGGTATCAAAGTAGTGATTAGCATACTGAAATGAAATATCATCCATGGCAATAGCAGATTCCCTACCTTCAGGAACAACACCAGGATACATTTCAGGTGGCTTAAACTTCTTTGGTGCAGGTTTAGCTTTAGCTCGATAAATCGCTCTATTGCTGATTTTTGTCTCTTTTTCGTTCATAAATGGCCCTCAACGCCTAAATCTGCTTAACATTTTAGCTTTTCTTATGGCATCAGGGTTAATTTTAATTCCACCTGAGCTTTTAACTAACTCCGAAAACGCTCTCGATAAAGCATCTACTTGGTCATCATGTCTGCCATTAGGAAACATTCTCATTTCATGCACTAAATTAGCATTCCATTCAGCCCTAAGCATCATCACGTTCCCTACGTTGATTTGAGCGGCCAATGGTTCAGCACGAGTTTCCTTACTTCCCGATTCAGGAGAGGAGATTACTCTGTATCCTGCCAATTCACGGGTAAGATAAGCTACTTGAGTATTGTGGACAACAATATCATCAACTAAAAACGAATGATCGTTATCTACAGTAAGACATCTGCAAGGCATTAAACCTATTTTCTCTATAGAAGATATTCTGTCAGGAAGAAATTCCTCATTAAATCTCCTGAATCTTGCTTTTTCAACAGCAATCCTTAATCTTTCTTGTTTTAACGAATGGAACAATGGAATTCTTCTTGCAAATCTTCCGTAAGCATCATCTTGCTGCCTTGTTCTTAACATCCAAGATCTATGTCTTGTTTCAAGATATTTTCCATTTTTAGTTTTTAGTGTTGAAGAAATTCCAATCCTCAATAATAAATGCTGAACATCAACTAGCAATTCTTTTGATACGCTATAAAAAATCATATCATCACATTGCTTTGAAACTGTTCCATCACAAGCAAAGTACGCTCCAATGAAATTTGATATTTGCTCTGGAGATCCTAAAAATACCCAGTCAGGGACTCTTTTATTATAAGCAGTATGGCCAGCTATATCAGTTTCCCTTAGCCAGTCCTGGAGTCCTTTTGTTCCAAATTGATTGGGATTTTTTCTATTAACAACTTCTCCACCAATTGACTCAACGCATAATCTAAAATCATTTAACTGCACTTCATCATTACATGTGAATTCAGCATTACAAGATCCTTTGCTTCCAGATTTTTTTGATCTACCAACAGCCCCATCACCAACAAAATATCCAGCAAGCCTAAATTCCTCATTAGATCTTAAGCATGAGTTAATTATTGATGGGCATGATCTAAGGGCTAATGTGTCATTAATATTTAAATCTATTGCATTAATCCATCCGTCAGGAGTTAAAAATGGATGATCATAAGCTGCAATCACTTCCCTTCCGCTTTCGGTTATTATTTTGACGCATTCTAGGTTTCCCTGAATAAATACTTCACTAACAGTGTGAGGCATTCCATCTTTACCAATTACACTATCCCCAACAACCACTTTGCTTAGTTCTTTTCTAGAACCATCAAACATTAAAATCATTTCTTTTTCCCAAATTGGCTTCCCTGCTTGACCTGGATCCTGTGGAATACTCACTTTACAGCCTATGCCATCCAAAGCAGTCGTATTCACAATAGCGCGATCACGCTCATCCGGTGTAGCTTTAATCCTTAGTATGTCAGCAATCACATACCGACCATCGCTTAATCTGCCTATTTTACCACCTACGGTAAAGTCACCTGATGTACTTGACGCTAAGTCCCATCCTCTAACCCATTCAATCTTACCTTCTGGCAATACATCCACAATCTTTAACTGCTCTGGCTTAAATGCACCACCACCATCAGGAGAGGGACTTTGCATGTACTGACCTGAGAACATATAAGCATTGGATGATTCCATACGTCTAAGTTCTTCAAGTGAGTGCATCTCAGGCCATAATGGAGTATCACCATCTAGCACAGGAATGTTAATGTGAGTCCATTCTTCACCATTACCACCATCCAGCAACCATCCTGCTAAATCAACTTCATGCAGTCTTTGCATAATGACAATAATAGGTGTTTCTTTAGGATCATTCTTACGAGATTCCAATGTAGTCTGAAACCAATTCAGTACATTGTTTCTAATTACATCTGATGTTGCTTCAGATGCCTTGTGCGGATCGTCAATTATGATACAACCCCCAAATTCCTTACGTTTCTTGCCAGCACCAAACCCAGTGATTGTGCCTTCAGTACCAGCAGCATATACAACACCACCTGAACTGGTTTTCCAGTGATTCTTGGCTTTACTGTCATCTCTAACCTTAGTGAACGGAAATACATTCTGATAAGCTTGAGATAAGATCATCTCACGACATTTATATGAGTTCTCGTTAGCTAGAGCAGATGAGTAGGACGCATGAATAAATTCCGAATCAGGGAAATGCCCTAGACACCAAGCCATAAAATTAACCACAGCTAGCTCAGTCTTGGAATACCTTGGTGGGATATTAATGATTAACCGCTTAATCTTCCCATTCACAACATCAGTCAAAGCATCACATATATCTTTATGATGCCAGTTGTGCATCCACTTAAATCCCTTGGTATTTAGAAACATCCACCTAGAAAAGAAATAGAAATCCTGTCTGGCCATCTCAGCAGCCATAGCAATTTCTTCATCGGTAAATTCTTTCATACAGAACCCAATAACCTTGAAGCAATTTCCTTCATCTCATTAGTACTTAATTGAGTATTCACATTCAAGTTACGATTCTCATGTCTCTCAACATGAATACCAGCCGCTTTAGCTCTAGCAACCTCAGCCGCAACAGCAGCACTATAGTGACCAGCAGCTCTAGCTTCCAATGCAATCTCCTGTAATGTATACAAGTGACTCTCCAAAGTTAATCCAACCTTATGAGCAACAGGATCCTTTAACTTACTAATCATCTCAGCTATCTGAGGATTTTTAGCTAACATACATCCTCTAACCGCTATGTTAGAAGCCTTTACTGTCTTAACATTATACGCTTTACGATAAGCATCAGACTTAGTTTCTCCAGCCGCTACTAACTGAGCAAAGGTCATCTGCTTGGATGTCAGATTCCTAGCTTTAGGTGTAGCAGGTGACGGTTTAGCGCCTCTTACTGCCATATTATTCTCCGTTCAATATACAAACATTACTCATCCAGCTATACATACAACAGATTGAACATCTATTGAAAAAAATAAATATATATATAGCCACTATCTTTTTAAAAAAATCTATTAATCCTACAAACAACTCTCACTGAATTGTATAAATTTTATACAGTTGTCAACCTACATCATACACAAACACGAACAACTGTACACATAAACTACAACAACAATAATATTACCTTACCAGAAAACTAAAAAATCAACAAAACACACCTATTTGTTGTCAACAGTTGATAGCAATAAACAATAGGGATTTGGGGGTAGGAGGGTAATTTTTATGGGAAAAAAATATTTATTTGAGGGGGGGTTAAGGCCCCCTGTTACGTTATAACATAACATACATACCCACACCCCTACCCTCTAAGTCATTGATTTTCCTAGTATTTCCACCTATATAAGAGTTTGCTAATTTAACATAATGTACGTTATACGCAGTGAAATGGTTCGTTATGTAGTCAAGTATATAACGGGGATTGACTGGCTATTTTTGCCTATTTTTTCCTAGTTTTTCCTAGTTTTTCTTCTCATTTTTTCCCTATCGATTCTGAAAGTTGACAACAATTTCACAACAATCCACTTGCTAATGATTGAGTGCTTT